TAGGGCTTGACCGTCTACAAAATTAATTTCAGCGAAATAACCATCAAAAGTTTTTCCGCCACCGCCAGAAACGTCTTGACCTATACCGTGTGAAACTGCGGTATCAAATGTCGTATTTGATGCGGTAGACGTTCCAATGTTTAAATTGTTCCAATAAAGATTCCATTTAGGTGAGGCTGCATTATTGTATGAAACAACAAAATGCCCCCACGCAGACGGATCACGAAAAACCGGAGTAGTAGTTAATTGCGTTACATTTGATAATACTAATTGTATTGTGGCCGACGAAGAAAAATGAATGTAATCCGTTGAATTTGCTCTTATAATTGTATTTAAAGTGTCTAACTGCCCTCTTTTCATCCACTTTGAATACGTAAATTTTGTTGAATCTGTTGGCGTTCCAAACGTCCTATTCAGATACGCACTTGCAGACGAGCGAAAGCGCAACGAACGGGGGATAACATATCCACCAGAAGGACGCGTTAGCAGTGTATCTTTAGCAGCAAACATTACGCGAACGCCTGTGCGAAGGTTCCATACCAGACTGAGGCAACACAAACAAAGCTAAGAACGTCTACACCAGTTGATGCGGTAGTCGTAATCGTCGGAGCCGTTCCACCGGGCCATTTAACGCTGGTAAATGTAGCCGTTCTGGAACCTGTAGCATCCTGAATTAGCCGCACAATGAACGAAGTACCTGAAGTCGCAGTCGGCATCGTGAACGTGCAGTTGCCGGTCAGCGTGTAGGAAAGCACCGTCCCGCTTGCAAGCGCGATGGTCTGCGTAGTAGATGAGTTGACAATAGCTGGTGCGGTTTCAAGATAGGCCGTAACGGTTGGATTCGTCAAAACCGGCGTTGCAATCGTCGGCGTGGTATCCAGAACCATTTTGCCAGTGCCAGTAACCGCGCTTGTCAGAGTCACGCCGCCGTAGTTTAAGGTTCCAGCAACCGTGGTTCCCGTAGAGGTGCAAGCAACAGCGGAGGTTGACCCCGCAAGTAAGCTAATATTACCGGAGTTATCCGCAGTGGCTACAATGCCACCAACCCCTGTAGTTACCGCTGCTAATGTAGAAGCCATAGTCGTGTCCTATTAAATAACTACCCATCTTTGACCAGAGTTAACAGTAACAGCGATGCCGCTATTCACCGTTATCGGGCCTACAGAGAAACCGTTTACACCAGTAGCTATTGTGTAATTGGCTGAGATTGTTGTGTTGTTTAAGACGATGCCCTGACTGCCACCGGTATAAGCGGAATACTCAGATGGGTAGGTAACGAATACGTCTTTGGTTCCGGCGCTGAAATTAACCGCCGCGCCCGCATTTGACGAAGAAAGAACCGTTGTCCGCGCAAGCGTGGTGCCAGATGAAGCGTAGGTTCCAACCCCAACTTCCCATTCAGCAGTGCCTTGACCCGCGATGCAGTAGTAAGTGGTATTGGTATTGCCAATGACTGAGAAGTTCTGATACCCAGTGGGGGCGGTGCCGGATAACGTAATCGTGCCTGTTCCGGTTGTAGTGGTAGAGTCTTTGACCCGATCTGCAATAACAAGAGCCATTTAGTTCACCGTTCCTATCACTGTCCAGCCAGTTGTCTGGGAGTTGTTTATCGTTCCCCATGACGTAGCGTTTGAAGCATTTATCACTACCCAATTAACCGTTTGCGAATCATTGATAATCTCCCACAGCAGCCTTTGGGATTGAGAATCAGTTGCCGTTGCAAGCTCTGCAATTAAGCTTATAAATGTCTGAGTGCTTCCTACTTCATCCGTTGCCGTTGCGGTTTCTAAAACAGATGGTGTAAACAAAAAACCACCTGCAATAACGTCTGTTGCTGTTGCTGTTTCAGATAGCAAACATAGAAACGTCCGTGTGCTACTTATTGCATCTGTTGCGGTAGCTGCTTCAGATAAAACACTAAGAAACGCCTGTAAACTACTTATTGAATCTGTCGCGGTAGCCGTTTCTGTTACCGCAGAGCTATATACTGCGCCCCCGGCTAATGCAGCAAACGGTGCATTCGCAAAAGTTGAAGTCCCGAACACATTACCCCGCCAGACTTAGGGTATAAGTTACATTTAGTGTATCGCCTGACGTTACAGACCGATCCCCCGGAGAGGTGAAGTCAGAGGCAGAGAACAATGTCCCCGCAGTTCCGCTCTTGGCGCTACCGCTGGTCAGAAACGCCCCACCCACTGTAGAGGTGGCATTGATGTTGAACGACGCGGGAGAAGCTGAGTTTGTAGCTACAGACGGGTTTGCAGTTGTCGCAGTAACAAAAGTAACAGCCACACGAGTAGCGTTGCTGTAAGGAACTACCTCAGTCCAGCCAGCATGACTTGACATGGTATCGCCAGCGGCTGGGGTATTAGAAGCGCCAGCACCATACAGACCGATATACCAAGCAGTTATAGCCGTAACACTAGTTAGCGCAGAACCAGCCATATAAGCCAGACCTACGTTTACCACCAAATTAGGAACTGACCCAGTCCACTTAACTTTCCCATCCGCGCCGATACATTCAAGATCAAACCGCCCAAGCGCCACGGCTGATTCTTCGGGGCGCACACCGCAAATAAGTCCGCTAGAAACTTCATCCACAGACTTGGCTTTATCATTTGTTGACATAAAAACTCCTTGGGGTTACGCAATCCTTATAATGGCTGAAGTGCTATCTGCCGTAGGAAACTGCACTGTGAATGTAGTGGTAGATGTCTTATCTGAACCGAAGTCCAGAACGCAGACTGTCCCACCACTGACTTTGTAGATCAGCGCACCACGGGCGGTAATAACGCCTGACCATGAAACATTGTCAAACGACCAGTAAGATACATTGCTTGTAACAACAGGGACTGTGCTAACCGTCAAGACAGACCCCGTAGTTGTGTACACTGAAGACGGTGCAACCTCACCCGTGGCGGTATATACAGCAGTATCTGCATTTAGCGTAGCCGCGTTGGTATACAGGGCAATCTTAAATACGTCTGTAGTGCCGGTAGCGAAGTTATATGACCCGCTAGGCATCCCCAAGAGGAAAGCGTCAGTTGTGTAGTTGCCGGTAAATGCCATCTTATTTCACCGGAACCCTAGCTTGCCCGCTACGGTAGGCATCTTGACGCTCAAGGCCATCACCCAACCGTTTAGCCAGCATGAGTGCTTCTTGATACTTCCCGTTGTAGTTGGCAAGGATATCTGCTTCAGCCTTCTGGAACGTGCAAGCTTCAACCATTGCACCGTAGAGCAAGACTGAATCAATGTTATCCCCCAGCCAAGTCTGACCACCAGATACCGTTGTAATGCTCTCAGGATAATAGTAGTAATGAAGTTCTATGTTGTAGGCTGCATCAGGGGTCGGCCCCAAAAGGAACGACAATTCCGCAGTTGGCACGGGGGGAGTTGCGTTCGTAGTAGTAGGGCCAAACAAAGCGTAATAAGCCGGGGTGCCCGTATCAGTTGGAGTCGGAAAGGATTCACGGATAAAGTTCACATCCTTGTTAAGAAGGTATGAATACGCGCCAGTGGTAAGGTCTATCACCGCCATCGAATACGAAGCCAAAAAGTCCGAAGGGCAGGACAGATACCTATTGCTCGTGGTAGCAAAGCCAGTCACGTTCTTACGCAACGAAGGAAACTGAACAGAGTTGTATATACGCTGTTCAGCTTGGGTGATGAACGTGTTAATCTGCTCTACGCTGGTAAGGGTAGTCGCGGTTGTTCCATCGGTACCATAGAAAATAGTATCGGGGAAGTCGGACTCAAGGTAACCCTTGATCGTTAGAAACAGCGTAGAGTAGTTCATACGTTAAGCCATCGGGCCACGAGCCATCTTGCCTTTGGTCTGCGCCTTACCGCCGCGCACCTGAATACCAGAGGTCTTGATCTCATTGTTCATCGAAGTGCTGACATTGCCAACACTCATGCGCCGGTTGCTAAGTTCGCTCATATCCTTACCAGAGCCGGGATTATTTTTAATGGTTACAGATTTACCGGTCATCGTGTGCGGCTTGGCATAGGCAGAAGCGGGAAGATTGTCAGCCATTATTTGCCCCTCTGATTGTTCGCACGAGCCATATTGCGTCCTACGGCTTTCATCGCCATACCAGTAGGGCCACCCTTTTTCATGCCGTGCAGACGTTTCTCATGCCCTTTAATTTCTTTGTCGGCAATCTTCTTAACTTGCTTCTTATCCATTTGAATCTCCTAAGTAACCGCTATTGTAACCGTGCCAATACTAACCGTGAGGGCTAAGTTATTGGGGGTTAAAGCTGCGTCAAACTGCCTAGAACCGCCCACCGGATTCCAGCCCCATTGGATGATTCTACTACCACCGCTAGGGTATCCGTCATCGCCCACCCCTGAAGTCACGTAGCTGGTGTCTGGGCGTGGATTCCTAATCGCCTGTGGATCGTTAACCGGATACATCCCAAGCTGCAACTGAGGCTGATCTTCTTCCCAGCATTCTGGGCAAACCAAGATATTCACATTCTTGGTCTTAATTATCAGGCTTCTTAACTCTTTTAGCTTATAGCGAAAGCCACACCGGTCACATTCGGCAATTGCTTTGCTGCCAGAGGCAAATGGTGTAGGCATTACATTACCATCATGTCTCTAGGAACAAACCTAACAGGTGCTTTTTCCCGGTCTTCCGTTGACGCCATCTCAAACTGCTCTTGATACTCCGCCTTAAGCATCTGTATTCTTGCTTCGGCTCCGGGTATCTTCATGGACAAGTAGAATGCCAGCCCGGCCACCATACAGGGCAGAAACCTAAACGGAATATCCTCTCCGTTTACACCGTTTCCCGCATCCTGCATCCGGCGAAGCCTCCAATACACATACGTATAGGTTTGGCTGCTGTCAGGAGTGGGCCATACGTTAATTGCTGGTAAGCTGACTACATAGATAGCCGTAGCCGTTGTATGCGCGGCAGCAGTGGTATTAGCCTGTCCACGCACACAATTCTGTATGGTTGTGCTGGTTGTGCCGCTGTAATAGATGATTTCTGAGTCAATCTTGATATATCCAGCACTTGCCAGACCTACCGTAGTACTCAGAGTAATCGTTGTGTCAGTGGCAGTAAGAGTCTCATTTAGCGTAACTGTTGTAGGGGCTGTAGTCCCTGACTGCCGGTTAATCCAAACCTGAATAGGTCTTCCTGTAGCGTTCTTATTTGGAATGGTTGAATAGGTAGATTCGCTAATGCGACTAATATTGACATCAATTTGGCTGCTATCTGCGCCAGTGCGGATAACACTATCCAGCAAGTCTATTGTGTCTGTGGGAAGGGCGTAGGTGCTTTGCCCGGTAGCCAAGACAATCTGCCCCTGCTCCACAGTCCACATATTCAACCCACGGTTCGCCCACTCCAAAGTAAGCAAGTTCAAGCTTCTGCGGGCGGTACGCATATCGTAGCCCGAACGAAGCTCTTGCCCACAACGCTCAAAAGCCTCTTCTATGAGGTTATTGAGGTCTAGGTTGAACGCAACAGTGCCTGTAGTGTTATAGGCCATGCTCTTCGTCAACCATAATCTGATCTTCTATTTCTCTATTCTCATCAGCCAGACATTCATCTATCCATTCTTGATATTCAGATGGGTTCATAATTCTTCCTTTTATCTATATCCTGCTGTTTTTCTGGCTATGCTCTTGGGCTGGGCTACAAACTGCTTACCCGCCGCCTTACCTTTCCGTTTTGCTTTGGTAGTGGCTGCATACTCTTGTGAACTGAGGGCTTTTATTGCCTTCTCTGGCAGGTATCTTTCACCTGTCTTTGACGATGGTTTACCAGACTTTGTGCGCCATTTCTGGTCACCCCAGTCTTTAAGGGATTGCTGTGGCGCTTTCAATCTTTATACCCTCCACCAGCAGCCTTGTAGCGTTTAGCCATAACTTGGGCCTTTCTCGCGCTCCACTGCCCAGCACCCGTGCCTACAATTGCCGCAGCCTTGACGCTATTGAAGATGCGTTTACGCAGCCCCGGTTTGGTGTAGTTACCAGCAGCATTTACTTTAGACTTTGTTTCTCCGCCCTGTTTAAACACCTTAACAGGTTCGTTTCCATCCCGCTTCTTGATGAGTTTAGGCACCTTTGAGGGGGCTATGGCCCCCATCCCACGAGATGGGCGCATCCTAGCAGCGGGTCTTGCCGCGTTGAGCAATCCCGTCCGCACGGCGTGAAGCGGAGCTAACAGAACCGCCAGAAGCCATACGAACCATCGTTCCCTTGGTCTTGCCACGGGACTCAATACCGCCGCCCTTGGCGTAAGACATGCCGCCTTTAGCCATGCCCATTTCAGATTTCTCATGTTTGATCATGGAAGCGGGAGCGCCCTTCTTCTTCATGAACCGCATCTCTTTGCCTACCATTGCTTTAGATTCTTTCATCATTCCTCCCCTAGCCATTTGTTTAGACTTTACTGCTGCTACGTTGAGTTTGTCGATCTCACGCTGCGAACCGCCAGCGCGGGTTTGAGAAACTAGCTTTTTAAGATTACCAAAAAAAGAAGAATCTGCTGCGGCGGTTGCTGCCTGTCTAGAATTAGTTTTGTATGCCCGTTCATTGTTGGCAAAGTCTTTTCTTGCTTTATCTTCTACAGCTTCTGACGTAGCTATACGATCTGCATTTGCTTGATAGTCAGATTCGTCAGTTTTCATTTTGGCATATGCTGCCAGTTCTCTAGCGTTTTGCGGCGGGCTACCTTCGTACTTGTCTTTAGCTTTTTTAAAGGCAGCCTTCTTGGGCGCGGCATCATACAAACCATGTGCGCGGCGGCTATCCGGGTCTATTTCGTAATCCGAAACATCACCACCTTCATCAAAACGACGCTTTTTCATCATGCCACCCCTATTAAAAGTCTTACCTTTGTCAGCAGCGTTAAAGTCTTTGCCGACAGATTGAGATACCCCAACTTTTTTAGCAAATGAGGGGCTATTAGCAATTGCTGCCATGAAGTTATGTTGCTTTTTAGAGGTGGAAGGCATTAGCATTTCCACGCTCTTAAACTTTTATTTATCCGGCTGTTCGGGTCATTAGCGGTCTTGGCTGAAGTCAGCTTCTTCTTCATACCCGTCATCCGGGCACAGAATGACTTCTTGCGGCTCCCACCTTCTGGTTGAGGAGCTTTTAAACCGGGCTTACCCGGATTGGCTGCATTGTAAGAAGCCCTGCCCTTGGCGTTTAAACCGCCCTTGGGATTCTTACCCTCTTTGCGCGTCCATGCTTGGCTCATGCTTCGCTCCAAACGGTTTTAGGATAGATGGCGTCTGTCTCTTCAATGGCATTACACTTATCGCACACATGAGTGAACGGATTGGTTTTGTATTTGACGCTAAACTTATGTTGAAACTCACCGCCGCAGTCGCACATCAGTTTCTCTACAACCCATGTGATCGGGGCTATTGTTACGCTAGGCATATTTACTTTCTATGCGTGAAGGTTTTGCGGCGCGTAACATAAATTTAAAAGAATCAATGTCCTCATTTGGGAGTGCTTTGGCGTCAAAATCTGATTTATAAATGTATCTAAAATCACTTGCCGCAGTATTCCCTATATTTTGTGCGTAAAAAATTTGAGAAAGAAATGCTATATTTTCCTTTGAGATAATCCTTGTATGCGATGGGTCTCCCCATGCCCATACAGATGTAGCGGTTGGACAAGAACCAAAGAAAAAACCACCGGGTTTTAAAACGCGATAAAACTCATCCCACTGCTTAAAGAAAAATTTGTAATCCCCTTGTTGCCCTGTATGCTCAAGAACATCATACGCATGTATTTCATCAAACGTGTTGTCCTCAAACGGGTAAGGAAAACTCATCAAGTCATGAACCACATTCGGTTTATGATCCGGGTTTATATCCAGTGTAACTAACTCATCCCACTCAAAACTATCATCTGACGAAAATTGTTTTGTTAAGTTAGAGCCGCACCCAATTAGTAAAGATTTCACGCCGCATCACTCATGGTTTGATTTTTAATCATCGACGGATACAGAACGTCTTCACCAAAGTCACTCTTATGCTCAATCACACCCATGTGCCCTAGCTTGATAGTGGGGTCAACCCATAC